CAAAGCGAATCACGACCTTCGACTGCGGCTTTCTTCCAATCATGGTCAAGAATAGCAGCATTGAAGTTTTTAAATTTTGAAAGGCGAGTACGACCCATGTTGAACATCATATTAACCAAGATCTGCTGGACTTCGTCTGGTAGGTCGTCAAATTTCCCTCTTTCGTATAGAGCGTGACATTCTCCGATGGCAGTGTCAAGGTCGTTCTCGAAACACTCTTTAACTCTTTGCTCCGTAACTGCAGTTCCTGTTGGCCTTCCATGTTCTTCGTCACTTTCGAGGACAAGGTGACCAACTCCAAACGTGGGGTAACCGAGGTGATCGTTGTAGATTTCATAGACGACTCCTTCGTCAATCTTAAGTTGTTCGTAGACAGCTTCACGATTCATTTACTTTTCCTATATCTTGTGGTAGAATGGTTACATGATGACAGATTTCTATACTAACGTTTCTCAGTACGGTAACTATCTGTACGTTCGAGGATTCAATGAGGATGGTTCGCGAATGCAGCGTCGATTCGTATATGAACCCTACCTCTTTGTTCCATCAACTACGGCGACAGGTTATACTGACATTCACGGCAATCATGTGCAAAAGAAACAGTTGGACAATATCCGACACGCACGTGATTTTATCAAGAAGTACGAAGAGGTCGAAGGATTTAATGTCTACGGCCTCGATCGTTATCCTTACGTATTTATATATGATCACTTTCGGAATCAAGAAGTTGACACGAGCAAGATCAACGTAGTCAACATCGATATCGAGGTGGCATCAGACGATGGCTTCCCTGAACCCGAAGACGCTGACAAAGAAATCACAGCGATTGCCATTCGTCGACGTAATATGACTGTCGTACTTGGTTGTGGTGACTTCAAGTCTGACGACGAGAATGTGTACTACATCAAGTGCAAGCACGAGTATCATTTGTTACATAAGTTTCTCGACGTGTGGCAAAACATGGATGCCGATGTCATTACAGGTTGGAATACAGAGTTCTTCGATATTCCATACCTCGTCAATCGTATCACTAAAATACACAGCGAAGAGATGGCCAATCGCCTCTCACCTTGGGGTATTATCAAAGAAAAGCGGGTATTCCGTCAAGGTAGTGACAAGCAATCACAGACATTTCAAATCTTCGGTGTGTCAAGTCTCGACTATCTCGCTATCTACAAGAAGTTTCGACTACAACCTCGTGAATCATATCGTCTCGACTTCATTGCTGAGACAGAACTCGGTACGAAGAAGTTAGACTACAGTGAGTACGGTAACTTGCATGAGTTGTACAAGAACAACTTCCAAAAGTTTATCGAATACAACATTCGTGACACAGACCTCATCTTCGATTTAGAAGAAAAACTCGGCTTCATCGAACAGATCTACGCTATCGCCTATGATGCGAAGGTTAACTACAACGACACTCTCGCCACTGTTGGTATCTGGGATGTGATCATCCATAATTACTTGATGGATCAGAACAAGGTCGTATCGATGAAACGTCCACCTAAGTCTGATCGCATGATCGAAGGTGGTTATGTTAAAGAACCAATCGTTGGCATGCATAAGTGGGTAATGTCATTCGACCTCAACTCACTGTATCCACACCTCATTCAGCAATACAACATCTCACCTGATACTGTGCTGTCCAAAACTGATGACCTGTTTAGTATCACAAAGGATGCCAATGTAGACACTGTACTCAACGAAGAACTCAACCTCGAGCCACTCAAACAGTACGGCGTGACCATGACACCGAATGGCAAGATTTACCGCAAAGACTATCAAGGTTTCTTGCCTGCCCTCATGGCTAAAATGTACGATGATCGTGTGTTGTACAAGAAAAAAATGTTCGAAGCAAAGTTGGCCAATCAGAAGAATCCATCACGTGAACTCGAGATTGACATCAGTCGATACCACAACCTACAACACGCCAAGAAGATTCAGCTGAACGCAGCTTATGGTGCACTCGCCAACAAATACTTCCGTTGGTTTGACAACGAGAATGCCGAGGCCATCACAATGGCTGGTCAGTTGTCTATTCGATGGATCGAGAAGAAGCTCAACGCATGGTTGAACAAGATACTCGAGACCAAAGGTCGAGACTATGTGGTTGCAATCGACACCGATTCAGTGTATGTCTCATTCGATAAAATGATCGAGCTGACTCAACCAAAAGATCCAGTCGAGTTTCTTGACAAAGTTGCAAAGACACAAGTCGAAGCATTCATCGATAAGTCATATCAAGAACTTGCCGATTATACAAATGCATACGCACAGAAGATGATCATGAAACGTGAGAACATCGCAGACAAGGCAATATGGACTGCCAAGAAGCGCTACATCATGAATGTGTATGACTCCGAAGGTGTACGCTACGACGAGCCAGATCTCAAGATGATGGGCATAGAAGCCATTCGATCATCGACTCCTGCGGTCTGTCGCGAGTACATTAAGAAAACACTCGAATTGATCATGTCAACTGACGAGACGACTGTACAAAAATACATCGCAGATATTCGTCAAGAATTTAGAACACTGAAGTTCGAGCAGGTTGCATTCCCTCGATCATGCAACTTCATCAAGTGGGAAACTAATCACAAAACTGGTCAGCGATATCCTGGTACATATGCCGACAAAGACACTATTTACAAAAAGGCTACACCGATTCAAGTGAAAGGTGGCCTACTGTACAATCACTATTTGCATAAATATAACCTGACTAAAAAATATGAAGAGGTTAAAAGTGGCGAAAAGATCAAGTTCAGTTACTTGGTCAAGCCGAATCCATTCAGAGATACTGTGATCTCATGTCCTGATGTATTGCCACACGAGTTTGGTCTCGAGCAATATATAGACTATGATACACAGTTTGTCAAAGGCTACCTTGATCCGATCGAAATCATCTTGCATGCAATCGGTTGGAAGTCTGAGAAGATAGCCACACTTGAGGACTTTTTCTCATGACAGAGAAGCAAGCAATAAATTTAGAAGAGTTCGATTTCGGTTTCAGTTTGGTCGATGCTGATCAACTTGATGCCGTACAACAAGTTAAAACGGAATTGACTAGTACAGCCACGGAAGTTGCAGAATGGCAAGCACAGGCTGAACAATGGAGGCAAAAGGCTCAGCACATATATAATGCCGTCCAACCATTATTGAGTAATCTTTCGAAAGAGCCTGAAAAAGAATATATATTATGGCCAGGTACTGATCGTGTCAACAAGATCAATGCCTTTAAACTAAAACTAATGCAAATCCTGGAGGATTGATATGAAGTATTTGCTAGCGTTTATTGCACTGATGCCGCTCACCGTGCTTGGTGCAACTGTAATTAACTATGACGACGGTTCTACTTATACTCTTAAAGAGGGTGAAAAAATTTACATCTCCAAGAGCAAGTTGTTCAAGCAAAAGAACTACACCAATGGAAATGTTCATTTTACACTTCAGAAAGAGCACAGTGCAAGAGACTATGTGGCTGACCCTGATGGTACTGATGATATGGAAGTCGGTTCTCATGAATGGTGTCAAGCATATGTGCCATGGCATGAAGGTCTGACATTTGATATGATCTGGTGGCAACGTGGCTGTGATTCAAACGGCGATGGTGTGTACGATGAAAATGATAACAAGTGGCCTGATGGCGAAGGCTAATTAATGGCATACTCCGAAAAGGTACTAGACCACTATGATAACCCAAGAAACGTTGGAAAATTTGATGATGAGGATGAGTCGATCGGAACAGGCTTGGTTGGCGCTCCTGCTTGCGGAGATGTCATGCGGTTGCAAATCAAAGTATCGGATGACGGAGTTATTGAAGATGCTCGATTCAAAACTTTCGGATGTGGATCCGCAATTGCATCGAGCTCTCTTCTCACAGAGTGGGTCAAAGGGAAAAGTCTTGAGGAGGCTAATCAGATTAAGAATACTGACATTGCTCAAGAACTCTCCCTTCCACCTGTAAAAATTCATTGTAGTGTTTTAGCTGAAGATGCGATTAAAGCTGCAATCCTAGATTATAAGAACAATCACAATTTAGGAGAATAAAATGCAGAGTTTTCCGATCAGTGTCATGGCACTGGCTATGGGTCTTATACTTTCTGCGGTTGCTGGCTACTTCTCAGTAGTCGGCATTGCTACCATTTTTGCGGGTGCTTTTTGGTCTGTCGTTGTGATGGCCGGAGCCCTCGAAACTTCTAAACTTGTCGCAGCTTCGTGGCTCTATCGCAATTGGTCGATCGCGCCATGGTTGATGCGCATATATATGACTATAGCAGTCGTAGTATTGATACTCATTACTTCGATGGGTATTTTTGGTTATTTGTCCAAAGCTCATGTCGATCAGACAGTTTTGGAAGGAGGTAATAATGAAATTCGAATTGAAGCGCTACAGCGCAGAGTTGACAGACAAAATAGTATCATTAATGATTCCCAACTCGTACTCGGTCAACTTGACGAAGCGGTATCCATTCTTCAAGAATACGACCGAATACGGGGACCTGAAGGTGCGATTGCAGTTAGGCAGTCTCAAGCAGAAGAAAGGCAAACGCTTAACACGAAGATCGATGAGGCGTACACTGTTATCGAAGAGATCAACGAAGAGTTGTTACCCCTCCGTCGACAGGCTATTGCTCTTGAAGCAGAAATTGGCCCACTAAAATACATCGCTGAGTTAATATATGGAGATGAAGCCGCCGATTATTTTGATACAGCTGTTCGCTGGATTATTATCCTTCTTGTGGTGG